AGCCTCAACAGGCGCTTTGTCAGCTAAACCCATCTTCTTGGCGTTGAACTCAGCTAAATTTTCACTTGTCACCACACTAGCGGCAACTTTTGGTGCTTCTTGCACTTCGGACATGGATTACTCCAAGGATTTACCCAGTTGACCCAACTGGTAAGGTTTGGGGCGATATTACCCGAAATCATGTCAATGTCAATTACTGTGGCATTCCTTGAATAAAGGGACTAGCACCTTGGCTAATATCCTGGGCGGCAAATTGAGCATATTGGCCCTGTTCGGCGTTCAATCGCTCAATCTCGCCCATCAATTGATTGGGTGACATTCTTGCCAACAGGATTTTGACCAGGGCATCAATTTCGGTCTTATTCTGGCTGGTGATGCTGCGGGTATTCTGGTCATTAACCCGAACCTCTGCCATTGTTTCGGTGTTGTGCGCCCGTGCGGTCACATCCATCAGCTTGCGCTTGGTTGCGCCTTCCTCTTTGATCTGGGCCACTTGCGCCCTGTTGTTGATCTCCAACCCAGCCGCTTGCAGTTGTTGTTGCAACTGCTGAATCATTTGCTCAGACTGTGCCAAACGCATCTGGGCCTCGGGCGGTATGTCGGATTTTTGATCAATATTTGCCATCGGGTTCATTGCGGCAAGGCGGTCAGCAATTACATCTGCGCCAGGAAAATCCATGTTTCTGAATACCAAATCCCCTGCGATATTGAACAATTCAGCGTTGCCTGTGAGTAATGGCATCATGGATTCAACCGCTTGCTGGCGCTTAGTCTGGAATCCTGGGCCAGTATCCATTACCACATCGTATTCACCCACGGTCACATCGTTTAAAACCTCTCCAATCTCGTTGGCTTCGTTGATCGTGGTCATATCGGGCTGACCATCCGAACCAATAATCCGCATCACCCGCTGGGTGTCGTAAATCTTGGGAATTAGATCAAGAATAATGCGCCCAGTTTGAGCAATTGAACGGGTCAAATTGTCGTAAAAGTGGAAGTTAGACAGATCAACCTGATTCTGCTGCCCCGCTAATGCTTTGCCTGAGATATTTCCGCTTGGCAATTGGTTGGGGTCAAGAACACCCAAAACCATCTGCAAATCGGCAGAGATTGCCCCCGCAGCTTCCATAATGCCTGATGGTGGCGGCTCGGGTTGCAGTCTCTGGGGTGCTGGCGCTGGTACGCCTTCAATGTCTTTTTGCTTATATCTCAGCACAGGCATTGACTTGATGTTTGCCATTGCCCATTCGTTTTCATGTCCTTCGTCTTGACCTTCTGCCATCACCCATTTGGCTTTAGGTGCAAGGGCAATGCTCTCGGTCATGCTGGTGCGCCAGAAGTTATACATCCGCTGGGGGTCTTTGGCAAACCGCACCAGACCGTATTTTTTGCGCTTGTCATCCACTATGACCTGTGCGCCATAAACAGGCACAACGGGGATATATTTACCCGCCCAGGTCTTTTCCTCAAGCACTTCCAATGCGGTCATCTTGGCCCATTTAACGGCCCTGCGGAAGGATTCGCGCTCGTCAACCACAGTCAACCCTGCGGCCTCAACTCGCGCAAAGAATCCAGCGCTGTCCCCAAATGAAGAAGTGCCATCACTCAGCAAATACAGCTTGGCGCGTTCACGCTCAATCCAAAAATACTCAGCAATGCGGATGTCCTCTTTGGTCACCCAGGCGGCGGTGTCATCGCCCGTGCTTCTTTGCTGAAAGTTAGCGCCATCATCAGCACCTGGGTACATTTCCCGAAATATCTTCTTGTCTAAGACGGTGGTGATCAAACAGCGTTCAGCATCCGAACCATCTGGCCTATTGCTGTTGGGGTCGAAATAAACAGTAAAAGGGTTGTCAATCGCATCAATGTAGATTTCTTGATCAAATGAATCTTCCCTTACATATTTGTAATTTATGCGCCAATAGCCCCAACCCATCCGCACGGCATAGTCAAATGCGGTGTCATAGGCGCTGTCGGCGCTTGAATTAACCTCAATATGACGGGTAATGCCCTCAATAACCTGGGCGATTTTGTAATCGGCAAGGTTATTGACGGGGTGAACTTTAATGCGGGGGCGCTGTTGGCGTTGCTGGTTGGTCACCTGTCGGATGTACGCATCAATTTTGTTGATGGTCAGACAAGGGCGGCTTTCCAGATTTCGCGAGTTCTGAATCTCAACGGGCCATTGGTCACCAGCGGCAAACTTAATGTCGTTTAGCGCCTCGGCTCGGTTTGTGGAGTCCGAATCATTGACCAAGCGCCAGAACTTAATCGCCTCTGAAATCTTGTCTTTTGCGTTATCTTCGTCTTGGTAAGCCATGTTATTTACCCCATGTCCATGTTTTTCGATTGCGTAAATTTGCAGATCGGGTTGTTTCTTGTAAGTTTTCGATTCTATTGTCGCTTACATTGCGGTTTATGTGATCGATTTCCTTGGGAATATATCCATGAAACATCATAAAAACAATTTGGTGATTGAGCAATCTGACCTTGTTAACGCACGTTTGCAGATAACCATCTTTGACCTTACGACCCGCAATGTTGCCTTTTTTAGCTCGACCTTTTGATTTTTTCCATATCAAATTGCCATCAGAGTAATCAAATTCTGATTGTAAAACGCTTGGGGTAATGTCGTTACGTTCCATCTAACCCATCCAACTTCCCGCCGTAGCAACCATTTGTTTTTTGCGTTTGGGTGGTTCTTTGATCATGAGGGCAATGTAGCGGAATGCGTCTGCCCCATGCGAATAATGGTCATGTAGCGGGTTTCTGCTAAATTGCCCCGTGTCTGGGTCAACCTCGTACCTGTAATGTCTGAGGCAAGTTAGCCCATCGGCGGTGTGTTCGCGGTCAAAGTAACAGTTCGGAAATATTGTCCTGGCGGCGTTGATGGAGTCCAGAATCGGCACTCTAGGCAAAATAGTGGTCTTGTACCCTGCCGCCCGCACAATGTCATCAATTGACCGTCCAGCCGCCGCCAAGGTCTTGTTTTCAGCGTCATGAGGCAACCAAATGGTATCGTAGACATAACCATAGGTTTGCATGGTCGCTAAGTAATAGCTGATGGTTTTCTGGCTATCTTCAATGTAGCGAATCAGGCGTGTTTCCATGCCGACAAACTGCAAAAACCAGATGGCGGTGCTATCTGACCAGCCCAAGTCAAACACCGCATGGACGGGTTTGGTTGCGTCATAAGGCACTTTGGTGATGCGCCCATCCTTCTCAGCCTGTTGCATTTCCTTGGCAAAGATTGCCCCATCCACAGTTTGGCGGCATAGACCCTCCCAGACTTGGTTGTAGGCTTCTTCGTCCCTTTGCTTTAGCGAGTCTTTTTCTAGGCGCAAAGTCTCGGGAAACCAAGGGTTATCTGACCAATTCACCCTCATGGTGATGCAGTCCTTTGGGGGGTTTGCCACAAACCGCTGGTAAGTTTCGTCTGTTTCCAACTTGGGGTTAAACGAAATCCATATCTCACTGCCCTCGGCACGAATGGTAGGAATCAGCACATTCCAAGATAAGCGGCTCACTGTTTGAGCTTCTTCCACCCAACAAATGTCCACACCCTCATAGGATTGAATATTGGCAATATTGCTTTTTAGGCCAGCAAAAGCAAACTCAGTACCATTTTTGCCTCTAATACTAGCTTGGGTAATTTCGTAGAAACCCAACAAGCCCAAGCTTTCAATCTGGTCGCACAACAGTTTATGTACAGAATCCCGCATGGAGGTCATAAACTCACGGGCGCACAGAATACGCAATGGGCTTTTAGCGCCAAGGATTAACAATGCCCTAGCTATGCCCCAAGACTTTGCCCCACCCCGCCCACCATATAGAACCTTGTAGCGAGACTTTTGAAACAAGCCTTGCAGCTTTACAGGGAACTCTGCCCTTGCAATGGCTTCTGATACATCACTCATTCGGGCTTGATAAATGTGACTTGAATTCCACCCAGCAGAGGCGTTCCATCAGCGTTTTCAATGGTCGTTGCCTGTATCGCCTTGCCGTCCATCCTATCAATGATCTCTTTAATCGCCCAAGGCTCACCCGCTTCGGCTTGGCTTACCAACTGTTCGGCAATCCCCCTAAGTCGGTGCGGCTCAGTGGTCAAAACTAGGCGCAACTTGTCGTAGAACAGTCTGCCCTTTGCGGCGTTCTGGTTTCCTTGTGGTGCAGCCATTGATTTAACCTGTAAGTCTTTGTGACTAAATTACTTTTTCTTTTTTGATGGGGCTTTTTTTCCCGCATCTTTCATGGCTTGGCGCTGTACTGAATAGCCGATAGCCACCGCTTGTTTTGGTGGCTTGCCAGCTTCAATTTCTGCCTTAATGTTGGCCTTAAGCGCCTTGGGAGTCATTGATGCTATTAGCGGCATTTGCCTTCTCCTTAGATAATTCACCCAGCCAATAGTGGCAATCTTGAATCGCGCCCGAAAGCTGAATCAAGACTGCCTCTTGTTGCTTTGCTTGCGCCTGGAGTTCTTCCAGACGCTTGTTTATGACCTCTGGGGTCATGCCTGGGCAACGTGAATGGTTGCAAAATTAAAGGTCAATGCCTCAGACAATGAACCAGTACTTGCGTTAGTAATGGCAATGGTAAATGACCCAGCGGCTACTGCCACCACAGAAACCAAGTAAGTTCCTGCCGTTGCTGCACCGCTTGCAATGGCAATTACTGGGATGTCGTATGCAGAAATTGCGCTGTTTGTCACCACAAAAGCCGCTTCAGCCCCTGCCGCTAATGCTGCATTGTTGGTCACAATTTGACCCACCGATGCATTGATGGTCACGCCTGTTGACTTGCTGGTCGCTTGGGTCACAGTTGCGGGTGCAGTCGTAAGCGAACCCGTGTTGTACCCAATCTGGCCTGATGTGGCGGCGGCGTAGACCGTGGCTGACCCTTTAAGGTCTTGATCTTGATATGCTGCGCCTATTGCTACTGAGTTACCCATGATGTGTGTCCTTTAACAGTTCCAATTTTTGAGGGATGCTTTAGCCCGTTCCGCTGGGCCTTTGGCGTTTTTGACTACCCCCTCCATCCTAGCGCAAAAACTGGCCTTTCGCCCAGCATCTGCTTTGGTCTTGGGATTGGGGGCTGGTGGCTTTAAATTTGAATTGTTCTTTGCGTTGTATTCAGCACGGCCTTTAGCGGTCATTCCCGCACCCTTTTCAGTGGGATTGTAGGTTTTCCCCGCGCCCGTGGTCTTGTGGGGTATGGGCTTGTCGTGCTTCTTAGTCGCCATGATTACTTCTTTTTGGCGGTTTTAGCTGATTCTTTGAATGCCTGAGCAGTGGGCGCCCCCTTTGTCCCTGGCGTTCTCATGCGCTCTACGGGCTTACCCGCAGCCTTTTCACGTTCAATGCGCTCTCTTTTTGCTGCGATATTGGCATATAGCCCAGGTTTAGTTGCCATTTTTAACCTTCCACAACGGCGCAAATGTCCGCTTCTTGAATGATTTGATAATCTTGACCATCAATCTTATGGGTGGGCCATTTCAGATAATCCCCATTTCCATACTTGATGAAGTCACCAACTTGCACATCCTCAACATCTGAACCAATTGCCACAATCGTACCCTCGTTAAAAGGTTCTTTGTTGTCAATATAGATTATGTCGGAGATATGCCGAACTTGGGGGCGCACCACTACCCGATCACGCAGAGGCTTTAGCATGGCTTTTCCTCTCGTATTTGCGCTTTGGGGGCGTGATTTGATCGGTGGTGATGTCGTACACAGGAAGGCCGATTAAATCGACCTTGACATCCTGCGTTTCAACAATAAGATGCTGACCGCACCAATCTTTTTCGTGCTTGTTCACCTGTTGCGGGTTTAACCGACAGATGCCCATGATTTGTTGTGCGCGGAAATACTTGCAATTCCCGCAATTAGAATCACTCTCAGCCATTCAAAACCTCCTTTTTTGTTTGGTTAGTAAGCCCTGCCGTCTCAATCACGGTGGGGCTTACGCTTTTAATCCTGATAGCACTTGCGGTCGTGAGTGTAGCAAACACCACTAGATTTGCCGCCAGTGCATTCATTGCCAGAAGGCATTTTGTTGCTCATGGCGTTAGGAATGCCCTTTTTAGCGCTGCCTTGTTCGCCAGACTTCATGTCAGCGGCAGGGTTGCCCTTCATGGAGACTTGTGCGCCGTAGCCTTTGGGTTCGTTTTTCATCAGGTTTGCCATGATTTCCTCATTTCAGAGTTAAAAGATACAGGGTTGAATTGATCAGATCAGCAATTTCATCAACGATGTTTTGCAATTCTGAATCTTGGGGGATTTCTTCACGCGCTTCTTTCACAAACCCTTTTAGCTGGGTCAGATATTCGTGCGGCGTTTCTTTGGGCTGGTGCAGTTCATCAGGAAATTTCTTCATCCTGGTGTCGTACCGCCCTTGGTAACTCTCTGCCAAACTGTCAGCCAAGTCTACGATCTTGGGGTAAAACTTGCCCAATGCTTTATGGGTGCTGTACTCGGTTGTTTGCAAATGTTGGAAGTGCGTGATTGTTCCCGCATGAAACAGCGTGGCGACAAATTCGGCAATTTCTTCGTTTTTCATGCGTCAACTATATCAAAAAAAGGGGGCGAACCCCCAAATGCTGGCAACTGCTACCAACACGGCTAGATTTTCGCATTAGGTAGCGGAATGTCAATAGGCCAGCAGTCTCGCAGGGCATCAATTGTCCTGCGATGGGCCTTTAGCCACATTTCTTGGCGTTCCTGGCGGCTCAAATCCTTTCCTTGGTCAATCTCGTAATGACACCCTAGGCACAGCGCAGCGACTAAATTATCGTCAGCTTTTACCCCACGGCCTTTGCCGCCACCCCAGTTTGTGTGCGCCGCTTGCACCATATTGCCAGACCCACAGGCTTGACAGTCAAGGCTTGCCACCAGTTTCAGCAGCTTTTTTGACCTGACGTATGAATGTTTTGCGATCAACGATTGTCTCCAATGTGGAAAACCTGTGCATATTTGCACACTCTAACCGCCTTCTGCGGGTGTTGCCTGTGGATGTTCTGGATTCTTTGACAATTGTCCATGTTCCGCATTCTGGACATTTCAAAACATCACCTCTTGGATTACCTTGGGTTGTTCAACAAACATATCCACTTGTTTTGATGCTTGTTCTATGCGCTTGCAAGCAATATCAAAATATTTTGGCTCGCGTTCAATGCCTATGAACTTGCGCCCCATTTGAATGGCGGCAACTCCTGTTGTACCGCTTCCCATAAATGGATCAAGAATTGTTCCTACTGCTTTTACTGTGTCAATTGTCCAACGCATTAACTGAAGCGGTTTTTCTGATGGATGCCCATGTAAAACACGACCAACAGGATGACTAAAACGTTTTGTATTAGCGTCTAAACTTGTCCAAGCAATTTCACAATCTGCCATTGTTGGCACTGCGTTTTGTTTATCCCAAACAAGCCAACAACGTGAGGGCGGCAATCCATAATAATTACCACCCCAAAAAACAGTAATTTGAGACATATTTGCCAAATAAATTAATGTTTCAACTTCTGGCGGCGCATTGTCCCAAATAACCATTTCCTTAAATTCAGTTTTAGCGCCCCATGTGCCGCCCTGCATACGTTTGCCTAATCCGTAAGGTGGGTCTGTAATTACAGCATCCAGTTTGTCTAAAGTAGGCAATATTTCCATGCAATCGCCAAGATACAGCGTTGCGTTTTCTATTTCTACTTTCATTGGTGCGCCCTGTCTTGCAGTCGGTTGGTGGCCTCTCGAGTCCGCCAAATTTCGACATCTAGCCTTGATGCCTCAATTTCCCAGCGCAAGGTTTCCTCCTGGGCTATTGCCGCCGCCAGCCCTTTCAGCAAGGTGTGATATTCGGGGTCAGCGTAAGCTTCGCGTTCTTGGGCGTTTGCCGCCTCGTAGCCCATTTGCAAGGCATCTTTCATCAAAAGGGCTTTTTTTGACTTGCGGAATTCCTCCAAATACACCCGCTGGGCTTTGGCATCGCCATATGCTCTAGCTTTTGCGCGAATGTCTTGGGCGGCTTCTTCTGGTTTCATTTCAAAACTCCAATCATGTTTAAAGCGGCTTCTGGGCTGTCAACACGCGCCAGCGTACCTCCAGTCCAACTTTCAAAAAAATCGCGTTGTAGGGGCGTTAAACGCTTTCTAGGGCCATTCTTGACCTCGACCAGAAAGGTGTGCCCCTTGTATCCCACCAAAAGGTCAACTGGTAGGCCAATAACCCAGACATAAGCGCCAGCGGCTCGCAGGGCACTAACAATCTGGTCTTGGTTTTGGTCAACCCTGGCGGCGTATCTCATTCATTCGCTTTCGTAAGTCATCGGCAAAGGATTCACCCCTGCGCCTGGAAATGTCGGCAATCGTGGTTTGCCACCATGCTGATGCCTTGGCCTTGCCTAGTTCCTTGGTTTTCTGCTGGTGTCTCGTAATCCATTCCCGTGCTTCTGTCTGCCTCAATGTCTCCAGTAAGCACAAGTGCTCGGTCGATAACGACACGGCTGAATGTTTGTCCATCTTTTACCCTGTCTAAAAGTTTGTGCGCTTCAAAATAATTCAAAATATATCTCCTGGGTCAGCCCAATGTTTCACAGGCGGCGTGTTGGGCAACAGGTCAGCAATGTTGCGTTTTGCTGGTTTGCTACCTGACCATTGGTGTTCGCTACACATTGGGCGCTGGCCTTCCATGTGAACTGACCAGCGTTTGGGGCATCCTGGCACACTGCACATCAGGCGCTGAACATCGTCTAGCGGGTCTTTTTTGGTGTCTGGTTTTACAAAGTTCATTTTTGGTACTTTCCATCAATTATCTTGGCGAAATTGGTTGCGTTCACTATCCACACCAGATCAGGTCGCCATGTCCTGTCCTTGGTTTCAAACCCCTGCGCCAGCTTGGTGTCGTTTGCAATGTAGGCAAAAAAAGAATCCCACCATGCCAACCCATCGGCTTGGCTTGCATACCCCTGTGGGCTGAATACAGACGGTTTTGCGGCTTGCAACCATCTTTGCCGTAGGTTGGTCTGCCTGACCCCATCCCAAACCCTTGGCTGGGCAAGCTGTGGCAAATGCTTTTTGTAAAGATTCAGAATGTCCTGATGGGGGCAAGTCGGCAACCCTGCCGACAAAGAATCTTTAGATTCTTTAATATGGTTATTGGTTATTGGTTCATGGTTATTGGTTGGTTGAACGTCTGTTGAACGCCCGTTTAACGCCTGTTCAACGACCGTTGATTCTTTGTTCAACGCTCGTTTAAGTGCCGATGCTTTTCCTGCCTTAGATGCGGTTTCAATTTGCAAGTGGTAATGATCAATTTCTTTGTCGCAACGTCTGTGATGCCATTCGTTGTTTTCTAAAGTAAAAAACATATCCAAAATGCCACTCAAAACCTCTTGTTGGTCACGGGCGTTGACCTTCATTGAAAGTTCAAACAAAGAATTGGGCAATGCCTGTTCGGTGTCGTAGTAAATCCACAACAACTTAAGATAAATTCCAACTTCTTCATTCGTCAAAAATGAAGTGTCTTTAATGAAATCACCAATGTGGTGTTGGTAGTAATGCATAAAGCATCTCCGCAAATCTCCCAGAAAAGAAACCTCGGCAGGAGGGGAGTTCTCTTTTC